CGTAGCCACCTGCTTCATCTATTTCTTCTGCCAGTGTCCGGGTGACTTGCGGCCCGTGGTGTTCGAGGACGAAGTCCAGCAGCATGCTGATGGCCGTGTTGTCGGCGCAGTACCGTTCGTCCATCTTCGCGTTTAGTTCATCGATGTTTTCCTTGAGTTTGGTGATCAAGCATTCATAGGCTTCGTGTAGGTATTGGTTCATGTTGGTTTCCTTTTGCTTCTCATTCTGATCAGACTCATGCAGTGCTGTGTCGTCATTGCAGACTCCTTGTCCCCGAGCATCACCATCATTCGGTAAAAATCTAAGAAATCTTTGCCCATCTCTTCCCGCTCATGCTCGGCAACCAGGGCGGCGAAGCGGTTTATTTCATCGTTCCAATAACCGTCTGTGATCCAGACGCCTTTCTCGTCGGCATCTGTAAACCCAGCCTCCCGCGCCAGTCGGATGATGTCGTCGCGGGTCATGTCTTCTTCCTGAGTCGAAGTAGTTCATCCAACATCCGCTCCATCTGATCTGCGGCGTGTAGGTGGAACGGGCTGATGGGGATGTTGTTTGCGAGGGTTCTCATCATGCCGATGGTCACCCGCACTGATCTCTCGGACACGTGCTGCTTTGGTTCCCTGGCCTTCTGTATCTGCGCCAGTAGCGCATCCGCGTGCTCCATCTGCGCCGGGGTTACTTCCAAGAGTTTTTTCATGTTCTGCTTGGGCTTCTGGTTTGCGTTGTGGTCGCCGCTCATTCCTGCCCCCTTGCTCTGATGGCGGCGGCAATCTCGCGGTAGTCATAACTCCACACCGGGCCGTCAAACTTCTGCGCTATCGCCTCACGCTCGGCAGCGGCGACAAGGGCGGCGAAGCGTTCAAGTCGTGGGTACAAATCTGACAAGTCGCTGAACGCTCTGCGTGCAGGGAACCCCGCCGCTTCTGCCATGCGGTTGATGTCGTCGCGGGTCATGTGCTTTCCTTCATTTGGTCTTGCAGCGCATCCCTGTAGCCTTCGTAGTGGGCCATCCATATCCACCCCTCCATCTTCTTGGTGCGGGGCTCGATGACACCCTCCTTGACCTTCTGAAGGAACTGCTCCTTGCAGGTGTTAGCGTACTTGGCGGCTTTGATGTGGATAACTTCTTGCGGGGTCATTTATTCCCCCTTGCCTTGAGCATGGCGTCGGCTATCCCGTATGCGGATTCCGAAATCCATTCGGCTGTTTGCCACTCTGGATACGGCTTGCTATGCAGACTTGTGATCAGTCCTTGCATCGCCTTGGCAGCGAAGTAATCGCGCAGGGTCATGCCGCTGTTGACTGGGTGGCCCCATTGGTTTTGGGAGCCGTCAGGAAACGCAGGTCCACCGTCTTTGATTTCGCTCATGCTTCACCTCCAATCCCGTGTGCGCGTTCGATGGCGCGTGCGATTGCATATGGGTCATAAGAAAAGGCTTCGGCGCACACTCGCTTCATCTCCTCATCCGTCAGCGGCTTGCGCTGCGGTGGGTGGGTGTAGAGGGCCATTCCTGTAGTCAGAACAAGGGCAGGGTTAGTCGGAACAACAGTGAAGTGCCCCGCATATGCGCCGGTCACACACGCCACCGGCTCTTGCTCAGGCTCCGCAAGCGCGGTGCGGAGGGCATCCATAGCCTTATCGCGCAGTGCGCCCACATAGCGTTCCTCCAACGCCTCAAGCGCCTGCTGCGCTGCTGTTCGTAGGCTCATACCCCGCTCCCCTTCCGGCATGGCCACACAGCACGCATTGCCTGGGACGCCAAGAAGTCGGCAGACAAGTGCCTCTGCTCTGGCCTAGTTTCCAGATAGCGTTTAACCACATCGAGCGCCTGACCCAAGGTCACATCGCTTGGTGAGCAGAACAGAACCTTGTCGTTGGCATCATGGACGCCCGCCACATAGAACATGACCTGAGAAAGCCGCCCATCTCGCAGGCGCTCGTAGAGTTCGTTCCCGCTGAAGAACTGTGCCTGGGCGGGGCCGCAGACAAGCGCCAAGACTGCAATCCATTTCTTCATACCATTCCCCACAAGTAAGTCAGCAACATCATCAGCGTCACGAACGGGGCGAGGAACACCACGACCAAGACGGTGATCAGCCAGTACATGACGATCAATTCACCAAGCCATTTCATGTAAGCCACCCCGCCCAGTGCAGGAAGTACACCAGGGCGAAGAACAGGAAGCCCAACGCGCCTAGCATGGCGACAAGCCATCCCAGTTCGTCCAGTCCATCGTCTTCATAGCGGTGCATCACTTCACCCTCCTTACCTTGGCCCAATCGGGCGTGCGGTTCTCCACATACACGGGCTCACGGCCTGCGCTTGGCGGAGTCCATCCGGTGTAGCGATGCCATGTGGCCTGCACATCCGCGCCTGAGCGCCACTTGAAATCAGGATGCCCAACGGGAACCCAGGGCATAGTCTTCTTTGCGTTGTTGCTCATGGTTGCCTCACCTAAACCACAGGTAGATGCCGTGAAGGATGCCAATCGGGAAGAGCAGAGCACCTGCGATCAGGAAGCCCCATAGCCCCTCAGAGAAGCAAGTGAAGATGTGTGTAAGCCATGCGGCCACGGAGCCGACGATGATGGCTAAGGTGGTGAAGTCGTTCATTTTTTCTCCTTGAACTGTGCGCGTCGATGCTTGACGCAGGTGCAGTCTAGTGTATATTTGTGGTCCCGCGCAAGAGGTTTCTTACCAAAGCGCACCAACGAAGGAGCACAGATGGATGCAAGGAAGGCATTCGAGGCGTTGCTTGTCAGCAAAGGCAAGAAGCCTACGAAGTGGGATGGAAACAAGTACCTCAACAAGAACACGCAGACCTACTGGCGTTGGTTCCTGCTTGGCTGGGAGTTGAGGGGGATGAGCAAGTGAACGAGATCAAGACACTCAACATCGCGGCCATCGTTCTCGATCCGGGCTTGCAGCCGCGCGTCCACATGGTGGATGGGCTTGCCGAGGCATACGCCCGTGACATGGATAACGGCGACGAGTTCAACCCAATCACGGTCTATTGGAACGGGGTGAACTACCTCCTGACCAGCGGCTGGCATCGGCTTGAGGCGCACAAACTACTGGGCCGTGCAAGCATCAAGGCCGAGGTGGTGCAGGGCACATTCGATGATGCTCTGTGGTTCAGCGTTGGCGCGAACAACAAGAACGGCGCACGCCTGTCGGTAGCGGATCGGCGCAGGAACATCGAGGTCTTGTTGCGTCACCCTCTGTTGTCGAAGAAGCCTGTGAGCGAGATCGCCCGTCAATGCGATGCGAGCGCGACCCTGGTCAAGAAGGTGCGTGACGAGATGGGCATCGAGGCTCCCGACACCATCAAGATGACGACGAAGACGGGCAAGGTGGTGGAGCGCAAGGCCAAGACGGAGAACAAGAAGACCAAGGAACAGCCGAAGGCGGAGGAGCCCGACGAGTTCGAGATGCTGATGGAAGACGCTCAGACCGAGCGCATTCAGCAACTGGAGCAGGAGAACAAGAACCTGTCCGACCGTCTTGCGGTGGCGGCGCTTGACGCCACAGACGAGGAGAAGAAACTCGCAGAGCAGACCATCGCAGACTTGCGTGAAGAGGTGCGGCAGTTGGAGATTCGGTTGGAAGCCGTCACCAAGAGCAGGGACACCTTCCAGGGTGAGAATGCACAGATGAAGCGGCAGATCGCCATGCTTCAGAAGCAACTCAAAGGAAAGTAATCGAAGTGCCAACGCCGGGTGGCCTGTGTCCCGGCAGGAGAAACCATGCTAGACCTAAGAGACTACCAACAGCAATCGTTGGAAGCCCTGCGCCAAGGCTTTGCCGAGGGCAAACGAGCGCAGATTCTGTACGCCCCCACGGGTGCGGGCAAGACCGAGATGGCAATCGCATTGCTTGAGGCCACGAAGAAGCGGGGCAACAGGGCAGCGATGTTGCTTGATCGGATCATCCTGTGCGATCAAACAAGCCAACGGCTTGAGCGATACAAGATCGACCACGGCGTGATGCAGGCAGGACATTGGAGGTATCGCCCATCCGAGAACATCCAAGTCTGTTCGGCCCAAACGCTTGAGAAGCGCGGCTCATTCCCTGGACTCAAACTTCTCATCGTTGATGAGTGCCACGCCATGCGGAAGCAGACTGTGGAGTTCATCAAGAAGCATGAAGATGTGATGGTCATCGGCCTGACCGCTACGCCCTTCACCAAGGGCATCGGCAAGGTCTATGACCATGTGGTCAGCACAGTCACCACGAAGGACTTGGTGGATCAGAAGGTGCTGGCTCCGTTGCGCGTCTTCGTCGCCAAAGAGATCGACATGGAGGGCGCGAAGAAGGTCGCGGGCGAGTGGAGCCAGGACGAAGCGCAGACCCGAGGAATGAAGATCACCGGGGATGTGGTGGCCGAGTGGATTCAGAAGACCCACGAGATATTCGGCAAGCCCGTCAAGACCATTGTGTTTGCGGCAGGCGTGGAACACGCAGCCGATCTAGCCTCGAAGTTCCAACAGGCCGGGTACAACTTCATCTCCATCTCATACCGGGATGATGATCAGTTCAAGCGGGATGTGATCGAAGAGTTCGCCAAGCCGGACACGGACATCAACGGGCTCATCGCCACGGACATTCTCACGAAGGGCTTCGATGTTCCTGATGTGCAGATCGGCATCTCTGCTCGGCCATTCTCGAAGTCGTTGTCCTCACACATTCAGCAGATGGGGCGAATCATGCGCGGGTATCCGGGCAAGGAGTTCGCCGTATGGCTCGACCACTCGGGCAACTATCTGCGCTTCCGCGAGGACTGGGACTCGATCTTCGATG